GGATCCTAGGCATTTTAGGAAAACTTCAATCTACTCAACAGTTTTCACTGTGAGCCTACAAGAGGACAATATGAGCAACTCGAAAGAAGTTCCGAACTTTCGGTGGCTTCAGTCCTTAAGGCGCGGACTTAGCGACTTCACAACACCTGTGAAGTCAGATGTCCTGAAAGACGCCAAACTGATAGCTGATGGTCTTGATTTCAGTCAGGTGGCTTTAGTCCAGAGAGTCCTTAGAAAAACTAAAAGGACTGATGCAGACTTAGACAAATTAAGAGATTTGAACAGAGAGGTTGACAACCTGATGATGATGAGGAGTTCCCAAAAGAACACCGTTTTGAAGATGGGTGACCTCAGCAAGTCTGATTTGATGGATCTTGCTGCAGACTTAGAAAAGCTCAAGAAAAAGGTAGGACAAACAGAAAGATCATCCACAGGAGGTGTCTACCTGGGCAATTTAACTCAATCTCAGCTGTCAAAAAGAACTGATCTGCTTAGAAGACTGGGTTTTCAACAGCAACAAATGAGATCTTCAGGAGTGGTCAGAGTATGGGATGTGGCAGATTCAACAAGGCTAAACAATCAATTCGGATCTATCCCTGCTTTGACCATTGCTTGCATGACTGTCCAAGGTGGTGATACTATGGGAAATGTTGTGCAAGCTTTAACTTCATTGGGTCTTCTATATACTGTTAAATTTCCAAATCTGACTGATTTGGAGAAATTGACAGCAGAGCATGACTGCCTTCAAATAATAACCAGGGATGAGAGTGCAATAAACATTTCAGGATACAATTTCAGTCTCTCAGCAGCCGTCAAAGCTGGTGCGTCTCTTCTTGATGGTGGAAATATGTTAGAGACAATTAAAGTTACTCCCAGCAACTTTTCATCCATCATTAAGGCAGTTCTAGTGGTGAAAAGGAAGGAAGGGATGTTTGTGGATGAAAAACCAGGGAACAGAAATCCTTATGAGAACCTCTTATACAAACTGTGTCTTTCAGGCGAAGGTTGGCCCTATATAGGCTCTAGATCTCAAGTGAAAGGCAGGTCTTGGGAAAATACCATCGTTGATTTAAGCTCAAAGCCAATGCAGGGGCCGAAAACTCCTGAAAAGGTGGGATTAAACCTAAGACTTTCTCATTTAACTGAGCTTCAAGAATCAGTGATTAGAGAAGCAATGGGTAAGATTAACCCTGCACAGACAACCTGGATTGACATTGAAGGGCCCAGTAATGACCCAGTTGAACTAGCGCTATATCAGCCAGACTCAGGTCACTACATTCTCTGTTATAGGAAGCCTCATGATGAAAAAGGATTTAAGAATGGTAGCAGACATTCTCATGGCATGCTTCTGAAGGATTTAGAGTCTGCCCAACCCGGGCTCCTCAGTTACGTCATTGGTTTGCTACCCCAAGACATGGTTTTAACAACCCAGGGCTCAGATGACATAAAAAGGCTTTTGGAAACACACGGCCGTAAAGACCTCAAGCTTGTAGACATAAAATTGTCCTCTGACCAAGCAAGGTCATTTGAAGAGATTATATGGTCTGATTATGGTCATCTGTGCAAGAAACACAATGGAGTTGTTGTACCCAAAAAGAAGAAAGACAAAGAATCTCCACAGTCAAGTGAGCCACACTGTGCACTACTTGACTGTCTCATGTTTCAATCAGCATTGGATGGACAACCGCCACAGGTAAAGCTAGAGAGTCTCTTACCTGATGTACTCTTGTTTTCAATGAAGCCGGCCTTCGCCATCTAAGGCGAGGCCCTCCCAGTCCGCGGCAATTGCCGGCTGCGGACTGGGAGGCCACACCGGTCCNGGCATTGCCCGGACCGGTGGGTGATGACTGGAGTGTTCAGTGCCTTTTATGCCAGGTTGTGGGTTTCTTTAGATCTGGGTATTTACCACATCTACAACCTCCTCTACTGTTCAACCTGTGAGGGAGTGGACACGATTCTCCCCTTATGTGCCTATGGGTTGGGAAACCAATCAAGTGAAGAAATAGTGTTGTCGTGAAAAACAGTGTACTCCAAAAGCACAAATCAACAAGTGTTATTGGTGTCTTCCCCTGCCTTTCTAGGTATTCTCTATTGAGCATCTCTGACAGTAGGTGATCACTTTCAAGAATCCAGTCATTTCTAAACTCACTTTCATTTAAATAGCTATTGTTTTTCACCATCCAACAACGTGGCAGTGAGTGAGTTCCTGTGGAGGTGTGATTGACATACCAAAATTTTGTATAATTACAATAAGGGGTGTCTAGGAGTTCTTTCAATCTGTTTTTCATCAACAGATTGTCTGATATTAAGGCATTTATAGAATGAGTGAGAAGGTTAACCTTGTTTTTTGTGTTGTCATTCAATGTCTCGATTGCCTTTTTGTTAAATTCAAATAACTTTAGCATGTCACAAAATTCAGAGTCATGGTTTAAGTTACATTTGGCAAGTGCTGTGTTGCCAAAGCATCTTAAATCAGATGCCACCAACATCCACCTTTCCAGACAGTAACCCCCAGGCATGTCATTGCCAGCAGCGTCTGTAATTGTCCATGTGAAGATTCCTTGCAGTTGTCTCATCCCAAAGGCGCGTCCAGTGTTTGCCATCATCAGATGTAAGGAGTTGATATGATTGCCCTGACACTGCCCTGACCAGGTTACATTTCTGATGAGCAAGTATCTTTTCGTCACCTTATTCCCTTGTTCATTTGAGAACATTAGCCTGCTTCCAAATAACACTGCCAGTCTTTGAATTATGGTCTCCTTGAATCCGTGAGAACCCACACCATCGGTCATATTAATTTGTACCCTTGTTTCATTAACAGTATTATTAAACTTTTGACATAATGGACGTGGGTAATTCACAAAGTCATACTTTAGACCCCTGAAGACCCACTCCAAGAGTCCAGTGAGTTTTGCTCCGTGCCTGACACTAGGGTGTACACAGTTGGACAGATTACCCATTACTGGACGGTCGTGCTCTGCCATCAGCAAGCTGATGTCAGTGACAGAGACTTCCAGACCCCATGTAGCATTGGAATTCTCAAGTATATAATAAAAGGATTGGTTCACCATGCAAGAGGTTGGGTGGTCTTTAAGAACCTCTAGCATATTGAACGTGATGTTTTGAAGCTCAGTTGACCTCCCAATCTTGAAAGAGCATGACTTCCCAGCCAAGATGAGAAAGACAATTAGTTGGAAAAGGCCGCTTTTCCACAGGTTCACCATGCCCTTTAACAAGGCGATCAGGCTCACGGTTATAAGAGCAATATTTATGGCCTCATGAATTATGTTTGGTATTTCACTGAAGAAGCTCACTAGCTGACCCATTGTAAATTGTTCAAGTATAATGCGTGACCAATAACGCCTAGGATCCCCGGTGCGCTGAAGACCCACTCCAAGAG